GAGGACGGCCACCAACGAGATGTCCGCTCAGACCTTCTTGAGTGGTCTATAGTCTCGGTTCCTAGCGACCCCGACGCTGTGAGGGCTGTCCACTCTCGCGTTATGGAGACCCTGCTGACCGAGTCGGTATCTGACGCGGACGTCTGGGCTGGATACCGACAGGAAGAAGACGAAGAAGCTCCAACAGAGGAAACGTCTAGGCCGTGTTGGGATGCAGGCAACCCTGATTGCTCCATCCGGCAGCTACTAGACGCGGCAGCCGAGGAGGAGCCAGCAGCCGAGGAAGAGCCAGAGCCAGAGGAAGCATCAGCCGACGAAGAGCGGCTGCTATCAATCGTACAGGGCATTAGCCAAAAGCTGAGAGGTGCATAGCATGTCGAATGAACTGGAGCGGATTGGCAGAGAACTGGGTGAGATTAACCAGTTCGTTAGCGACCGGTTTGACCCGGTCACCGAGCAGGTAGACCTCCAAGCGGAGGAAATAGACAAGCTCAAACAGGGCATCTCTGAGGTTCAGGAGACCCAGCGCGAGGCTAAGCGGGCGCAAGTCCGAGCCAGCGCAGGGGACGACGAGCTTCGGGTACAGGACGGCCCCTACGCCGGAATGGACGCTGTTGACCTTGCCCTGATGCGGGGCATCGCCGACGGTAATCGCCAGTGGAGCGAGAAGATTGCTGATGCCACGGGGCAGCTTGTAGAAGGGGCGTCTGGCAGGGTCTCCCCGGCCGTCGAGGAGAAGTTTGCGCGGCACCCATACGCAAAGCCGATGCTCCGAGAATACTCTCGAGCCATCGACTCCCAGACCCGCGCCCTGACATCGACAGGCTCGGCCACTGGGGACGAGCTGGTCCCGACCCTAGAGGCTTCGGCCCTCTGGATGGACGTGAATCTACAGACGCAGGTGGCCCCGCTCATTCCAACGATAGCGATGCCCTCCAACCCATTCGACATCCCGACGCAGTTGGGTGATGTTAGTTGGTATCCAGGGACTGAGAACACCACGGCGACGGAGTCCACCCCAGCGACAGCGAAGAAGACCCTCACCGCCTACGAGTTGGTGAGCCAGGTGTCCTTCTCCTTCTCGATTGAAGAGGACAGCATCATTGCCCTCCTCCCAGAGATTAGGTCGGGGCTGGTGCGGAACGCAGCCGAGGTTCTGGACGACGTGATTTTGAACGCGGACACGACAGCGGCGAACAGCATCAACGCGGACGGCGCGACCATCGCAACCAGCACGGCGAACAAGGCGCAGTGGCTCATCGGCTACGACGGCCTTCGGCACGCCTGCCTGATTGACAATACGAGTATGGCGAACAATCACAACGCGGCGGTCAGCGATGACATGTTCAACGAGATAAGGTCGAAGTTGGACAAGTACGGCACCCGACCAAGCGAATTGGTCTGGATTATGGATGTCAACACCTTCATAAGGTCGCAGGGCATCTCGAACTTCAGGACGATGGACAAGCTTGGCCCGAACGCGACCATCCTCACCGGCCAGCTTGGGGCGGTCAGTGGCATCCCAGTCATAGCTTCCGAGTTGATGCGGCTGGCAGACACCGACGGCAAGATTACCTCCGCTGGTAACAGCGCGGACACCGGCTCTCTCCTCATAGTGAATAAGGGTCAGTGGTTCCAGGGGTTCAGGCGCGATATGAGCGTGGACGTATTCAGAGACACCCAGAAGCGCTCCAACATCGTCACGATATCCTTCCGGCACGCCATGACGCAGAGAGCGACCCTATCAGCGCAGAACCACACGGCTCTCCAGTATGACATCACCGGCGTCAGCTAGGGCTGACGGCTAGCAGCAGGTAGGGCGGGGCGTCTTAGAGGCGTCCCGCCCTGTGGGGAGTCTATGAGCAAAATTCGCAACATAACGACGGACGACCTGGGCTACCGGGGGCAGGTGTTCCCGGCGGGCGAGGCTGTAGAGGTATCAGCGGCCCAGGCCAGGGCGATGGCCGAGGCTATGCCGGACAGGTTCCGATTGGCCCGCAACTCCTCCAACCGCTCGATGGCTGACAAGCAGACAGAGAACAGGGCGGCGGAATAATGGCTCTGATAGGCACCATCACCGTGACCTCGGCAGGGACCGCAGTGCAGAGTGGCACGTCTGGCACTGTCCGAGGCATCATGTGGAGGGCACGGGCTGACAACACGGGCATAGTCTATGTGGGCTATAGCACGGTTAGCAGCAGCAACGGGGTTGCTGTTAGTCCGGGTGACGCCTTCACCGTATTATTCGATGGATACGAAAGACTTGAAAGCTGGTACGCCGACGCAGCTACTAACTCGGACAAGGTGGACTTCGTAGCGGACAACAGTTAGGGCGGTGGTGGATGGAGGATAGAAGATGGCAACGACTCATTTACCGACCCATGCTATTGGGTTCGCGACGGTTGCGGCAGCAGGAACCCCGGTAAGACTTCATGCGACATCTATCAGGGCGCGGCGGGTTGTCATCTACGCTCAGAAGGCCAACAGCGGACAGATAATTGTCGGTGGCTCCAGTGACTTCAACGCTGGGGCTGGTGTTGGTTCGGGGCTGGACAGTGGCGAATCAATCACGCTGGAGACTGAAAAGAACTTCCTCGATTTATATGACATTTGGCTCGATACGACCAGCAATGGCGACAAGGCTGACTTCTTCGCCCAGAAGGTTTAGCGCATGTCTAGGAATGCGACCTTCCGAGGCGCTAATCTTCAGTATGTAGCGGCACCCAAGAGCTTGACGGGACTGTCGGATGTGACGGTGGCGTCCGCTGCCAATCTTGACCGGCTCCAGTATTCCACCAGTGCGGGCAAATGGGTCGACGTTGCAGCCCTGACCACGCCTCAAATTGAGGACTCCAGCGCCGACCATCAGTACATTTTCGCAGTCTCCGAGCTAGCGGCAGACCGCACCATTACGCTGCCCCTCCTGACTGGCAATGACACGTTTGTGTTCGCCAGCTTTGCGGCTACCCTCGCCAACAAGACCCTCACGAGCGCAGTCCTCAACACTGGCGTGTCCGGCTCTGCCGTCCTCGACCAGGATGACATGTCGGGCAACTCGGCCACCCAGCTTGCCACCCAGCAGAGCATCAAGGCATACGTGGACGCCCAGGTGGCGACAGAGGACACCCTGGCCGAGCTTAACGACACGACCATCTCCGGGCCAGCTAGCAACGATGTCCTCCAGTACTCCGGCAGCGCATGGGTGGATAGAACCTATGCTGAGGCTGGCCTCGTCTCTCTGACAGGCTCTGAGACCCTTACAAACAAGACTCTGACGGCTCCCACCATAAACGGCGGGACTGCCACGGCGCTCACCGACCTCGATATGACGAGCGGTAGCAAGACTATCTTTGACACAATCGGGAGCAACACCCTGACTATTGGTGCGTCGGGGACGACGGTTACTATCCCTGGAAACCTGACGGTCACAGGGTCACATACGACAGTTAGCACGACCAACCTGCTGGTAACCGACAAGCTCATCACGCTAAACGACGGCGGCTCCGCGTCTAGTGGCACCGCCGTCGGGATAGAGGTCGAAGAAGATAGCGCGGTGACGGGCTATTTCAAGACGGCAGCCGACAGGGCAGGGTGGGAACTCAAGGCTCCCGGCACAGCAGGAGTTCTGAGCATCGACCCCAGTGCCAACTCCAACACTCTCGCCTTTGGTGGGTCAGGGAAGACTCTGACCATCTCAGAGACCGCGACCATCGACCAAGACCTAGCTACTACGGCCAACGTAACCCACGCCAATCTGACAGCTACTGGGAACGTGAGCTTAGGCAACGCTGCCTCGGATACTGTGACCATCACAGGCACCATCCTTGGGGCCAGTCCGTTGGTCTTCGAGGGTGGCACCGCCAACGGGTACGAGACGACGTTAGCCATCACCGACCCCACGGCCGACAGGACGTGGACTCTGCCGTCCGCTACGGACACCTTCGTCGGCCTGGCAACTGCTGACACCCTGAGCAACAAGACCCTGGCCTCGCCGGTAATAACCACCGGCGACATCAACACCCCTGACATAGATGGCGGGACAGTTGACGCCATCACGAGCCTGACCATTGCCAACAACGTGGACGTTGGGAGCTACACCGTAAGAGCGTCGGGATTCCTGGCTGACGGGCTGACCTCTGGGCAGGTGGTCTACACAGGCACTAATGGCGTCCTCTCCTCCGAGGCTGCGCTGGCCTACAACGCTAGCACCAACATCCTGACGGCTGGCGAGGTCAGTATGACCACGCTGGACATTGGAGGGACTAACGTCACCTCCACCGCAGCAGAGCTAAACATCCTTGACGGGGTTACCTCTACGGCGGCTGAACTGAATATCCTCGATGGAGTCACCAGCACAGCGGCAGAGCTAAATATAGTGGACGGGGTCACCAGCACAGCCGCCGAGCTAAATCTTGTGGACGGCTCCTCTGCTAATACGGTGGTCAACTCCAAGGCGGTAATTTATGGAAGCTCCGGAGAGCTTGCAGGGACGCTCTCTACGGTGGCACAGGGCAGCGTGACGAGCCTTGGAACCTTGACCGCTCTGACTGGCGGGACTGGTGACCTTATCTGGGACACTGACACCCTTGTGGTTGATTCCTCGACTGACAGAGTCGGCATTGGTACGACTACCCCAGTTTCACCCCTTCATGTTCGGACAGGCACAACGTCCTACTCCGGCAGTTGGAGTACATACCAGTTGGTACTAGAAGGAGATGCCAGCACCTACATTCAATTCCTTAGCACAGGGTCTACCCAACTCAGGTTTGGAGATGTAGCCGACACAAACCAGATGGGATTTGTTGTCACCCACACGGGCAATGCTAATTCCCTTGCGTGGCATATTGGAGGGGATACTAAGTTCCTTATCGATGGTACTGGCACTGTCTATATCGGGGACACCGAAAACGACCAGATGACCACGGGGCTGACTGTAAAGCAAGCGGCAGGAGTTAATGACCAGGCCATCGCGCTCAAGAGTGTCGATGTCGGCCACGCGATGACGAACTTCGTCGAGGCCGACACATATCTGCGAATACAAAAAGCGCAGGGTTCGAGCGGTGGAGTTTTGTTCGAGGGCTTCAAGGACGCGGGTGGTGATGCCGGGTTGGCCTTGAATTTCAGCGGGACGCTGGGAGAAGCAGCCGATACGTCAGATACCACGTCGAGTACCGCTGTAATCCGATTCATGGCCCGGGTCACCGACGGGAGCGACTCCGCTGAGGCCCTGGCGGCTGGGGGTAACCTGTTCGCCATCACAGATGCTGGCACTGTGAGGTTGCTGGTCAAGGGCAATGGCGACCTTCACGCCACAAATATCACGTCGGGTGGCGGGGACATGGACGCGGTGGCCCTGGACCGGGAGGACGACGTAGGACTCATCCGGGCCTTTGAACGCCACCAGCACGACGACGTAGGCGTCCTGATGACGCGCTGGGACGAGGCCGTCAAGGCCAACGAGGAAGACCTTCGCCGGGTCGGCGTGCTGACCGGGGATTTCTATTCGCTACAACGGATGGATAGCTTGCTGGGTGGTGGCATCTGGCAACTGCACATCCAGTTGGCGCAGGCCCAGGAACGGCTGGCTGAGACCGAGCGAAAACTGATGGCATTGGAGGCAGCATGACGACCAACGGGGCCACCGAAGTCCAGATTACCAACGAGCATTTGCAGGAGCTATTCCGCCGTCTCCCGGCTGCCTCGGAGGTGATGCGTACAATCCTGCTGGAATGGGAGAACAAGCTCTTAAAACAGCGTCTAGAGGCCTTAGAAGCGACTCCAGGGCCATCGGTAACGTCTGCAACGGCTACCACAAGCTCGAAGTGAACGCCTACGTCACGGTTGACTTGCTGAAATCTAGCAGCGTCCTCAATGTCACAGGCAGCGGGGACGATACCAGGCTGCGCCTATTAGCGGAGTCTCAGAGCCGGGTGGTGGATAGACTCACCAACCGGCAATTCTACTCTCTGACGGCGACCAGAACCTTTGACGTGACTGATACCGAGCGAGTACTACTACCAGACCTTGCAGCTATCACCAGCCTCAAGACCGATGACAACATAGACAGGACGTTTGAAACGACGTGGGCCACCACCGACTACAGGCTGCGCCCTTCTAATTCTGACCCGGCCAGCAGGGAGAACTCGAACTCTCGGCCCTATACCTCGGTTATCGTGGACAGTAACGGCACGAGGTCGTTCACCCTGGGCGATGAGACTGCCCAGGTAGTGGGCGAATGGGGCTGGTGGCTACATAAGGGGACAGCTACCGAAACAGCAGACGCCATATCATCAACAACGGCCAAGACCTTCAGCGTCTCAGCCCGCACCGATGTTGAGGCTGGGCATACCATCCTCGTGGACTCCGAACAGATGTATGTGCAGTCATATTCGGGCAATACATTGACCGTAATTAGAAGCGTCAACGGCACGAGCGCGGCAACCCACAGTTCCGGGGCCGCAATTAGCCTCTATGAGTATCCTGAGCCTGTTAGAGAGGCCGTCATCATCCAGGCCGCCCGAATGTGGAAGCGCAAGGACTCCAGCTATGCCAACGCTCTTGGCCTAGAGGGTGGCCTAATGGAGATATTCAGGGGCATCGACCAGGATGTGAAGCAGGCGCTTAACCCCTACCGCAAGATGGCGATAGGCGTGGTGTAATGGCGAATGAGATTGCAAATGCGAAAGACGGATTGCTTACAAGGCTGGCGACCATATCAGCCATCAGGGCTACGTTCGACTACCCGCCTGACGGCCTCAATGAGTTCCCGGCGGCAGTTGTGCGGTTCGAGGGGCGCGACGTGGGACAGCAAACTATGGGGGCCACGACGTTCGTGGGTACGTTCGTCATGACCTTGCTCATATCGAGCGCAGCAACCAAACAAGCCTTCGACGAACTCGATGCCTACATGGAACCGGCAGGAACCAACAGCGTCGAGGCGGCGATTAACGGAGACAACACCTGGGGCAGCACTGTAGATGACGGCAGGCTGGTCGGCATCTCTGCGGTAGGATTCCGAGAGATAGGAGGGGGCAGGTACGTGGCGGCAGATTTCGCCTTCACCTGCCTGGTGAGTTAATGGCAAAATTCGACAGCAGTAATTCTAAGCTCTATCTGAATCAGTTCGACCTGACGACTTACACCACCGACCTCTCTGTCGGGGGTGGCAGAGCCGTCAACGATGTGACCACATTCGGCTCCTCTGGCTCCACGTTCCACCCCGGCAACCAGGCCGAGACACTGTCCTGGTCGGGCTTCTATGACACCACTGCGACCTCCGGCCCCGATGTGGTGCTGGGGACATTGAGGACTACCTCCACCGCAGCCGTGGTCTCCTACTGGCCCGCAGGTGACACCAGGGAGTATACGGGGCGAGGAGTGCCGGAGGGATGGGTCAATACCTACGAGACAGCTTCGTCAGTCGGGAGCGTAGTGACAGCAACGTCCAGCATAGACGCCGGTCAGACCTACAGGATTAAAGCGGCTGCTGCCTATGCCACGATAACAGCGTCCACCTCTACGACTTATATTGATGACGGCGCACCCAGTACGGCTGGCGGGTCGTGGATTTACCACATCTTCGCGCTGAGTGCCGTCGGCGGCAACGCCCGATGGTTGCTAAACCTTCAGCACGCCACCTCAAGCGGTGGGACATATTCAGACGTTTCGTCCGCTACGGTCACCGCATCCGACGGTGTCGGAGCCGCGCACACCACCTTCACGGGGACATTGAATCAGTTCGTCAAGTCCAGGGTGGTGTTGGATGCAAGCAGCGGGTCGTTAACGTATGGGATTTCGTATACCAGATTGTAGGAGACTGATATGCCAAAGTTTGACAGCAGCACGAGCGTATTCAAGATAGACGACAGCGGTGGAACCCTCAGAGATATATCGGCCTATCTCACCGATGTTGGGGGACTGCCAGGGCCGAGGAATCTCAACGAGATAACGGCGCTAGGGGACTCTGGCTCTAAGTTCCACCCTGGACTCCAGAACTCCACGCCTTCCATTAGCGGCCATTACGACACGACGGCAACGAGTGGCCCCGATGTGGTGCTGGGAGGACTCCGAACCCATACTGCGGCCATCTCGTTTGAGTATTACCCGCAGGGGACGAGTGCGGGCTTCAAGTACACCGGGGATGTGTGGGTGACTGACTACACCATAAGCTCCACCGTTGGGAGCCACGTCACGTTCTCCGCATCTCTACAGGTGGAAGGCACTGTCACAAGGGCTAGCGTCTAATGCCCAGTGAGATAATCCGGCTCGACCTCCCTTCGGGCAACTGGTGGGAGGTCGAGGTACAGCCGCGCTGGGGCGAGATGATGCACATACGGCGGGAGATGGTGCGTATCACGGAGTCTGAAGGGGAGGACGAGGAAGCTCTAACGGCCATAATGGCCGCTCTAACTCGTGCCTGGAGCTATCAGAACGGAGCTGGCCCTCTGGAGATATCCATCGACGCCGTCAATGACATGGATTTAGGGGATGCCGCCGAGGTGATGCACCTCGTCAGCGAACGTGTCCTCCCTTTATTGGCGGCAGTGGGCGACAGAGAGCCGCCGAAGGTCTCGCCGCCTCTCTCGCCCGCAAAGAAATCGGCCCGGAGTGGCAAGAGTCGCAAATCCTAGCGGAGACCCACTGGACGTGGCAGCAGTTACAGGACACACCCGCCCATGTAGTGGACAGGCTGATGCTGTACCTGGCTGTACGAGGCACCGTCGAGTCTGGTGGAGATATGAGCTTCGATGCCTGAAGAAGCCATCGAGGGGCTGGATAAGCTCACCAAGAAGCGCCTCAACGATAACAAATGGATGGCAGATGCCATAGAGAGGGCGCTACGCCAGAGCGGCCTCGCCGTACAGGCCGAGGCTGTCATTCTGGCCCCCATCAATACGGGCGCACTGCGTCAGAGTATTACCACGGTGGTCGATGAGCGGCCACCGTTTCCTTTGTGGGTAGAGGTCGGGCCTTCGGTGAACTATGGTCGGTATGTGGAGTTCGGGCGCAAGCCTGGGAAGATGCCCCCGGTCTCAGCCCTGGAGCCGTGGGTGCGTACCAAACTCAAGCCGAAGAATCCCCGGGCCGTGGCGTTCCTGATAGCTCGGAAGATAGCGCGGGAGGGCGTCGCAGCGCAGCCGTTCTTGCAGCCAGCATTCAAGAAGGCCGAGCCAGCGATTAAGGGGATACTGAATCGCCTCGGCATTGACCTCTGGAAGGCTTGGAAGAAGAAGATACCATGACCACACAAGACCTGACGATTAAGCTTAAACTCAAGGACGACGCATCTAAGGGTATGGGCAAGGCGTCAAAGAATATCAAGGGCCACGCTGGGAAAATCAAGGCCAACCTCAGCAAAATTGGCACCGTCGGCGGGGGTGCGCTGATGATAGCATCGGCAGCCGCCCTCAAGCTCGGTGACACCTTCAAAGAGGCCGAGAACATCATCGCAGCCGGTACTGGGGCCACCGGTGAGGACTTGGAAGACCTCAAGGATTCCTTTCATGACGTGTTTACTGAGGTCCCAGACGACGCTGCTACCGTAGCCAGTGCCATTGCCGACGTAAATACGGCGTTCGGCTTCACAGGCGACGAACTGGAGAGGGTGGCCGAGCTAGCTCTTGGCGCTGGCAGGGCGATGGGCGAGGACATGGCGGGGCTGATAGCGTCCACGGCTGACGCTCTCATCGCATTCGACTCGCCGATGACGGATGCCGAGTCGTTGATGGACAAGTTGACTGTCGCGTCCCAGGCGTCCGGCACCTCAATGAAGGAAATCGCCGACAAGGTCGTGAAGTTTGGCCCGCAGCTAAATGCTATGGGCATTCCTCTGGATGAGTCTATCGCCCTGATTGCCAACATGGAAGCAAAGGGAATCAACGCTGGGAAGATGATGCCGGGGTTGAGCGGGGCGATGAAGAAGCTGGCCGATGAAGGGGTCACCGACATCTCAGGAGCGTTACAAGATGCGATAACAGCCATTGGAGAGACTGAGGACGACACCGAAGCTCTAGCGAAGGCGATGGAGGTCTTCGGAGCGGGCGCAGGTGTGCAATTTAAGGACGCCATCGACAAGGGTGCCTTCTCCATTGATGGCCCCGGCGGCTTGATGGAAGCACTCGCGAATTCCGACGGAGCATTAGGCGACCTAACAGAAAGCACCTTAACGTCGGCTGATAAGTTCGACATCATGAAAAATAAGGTGATGGATGCTGCGGCCCCCATCGGGGACTTCGCTGCTAAGGCCGGGCCGATGCTGATGATACTCCCGACCCTCACCACCATGACCGCAGCGCTATCTGGCGCGAAGGTGTTCTCGACTGCCGTGACATGGTTGCAGACTGCTGCTATGGCGGCATTAAATGTTGCGATGGGGCCGATTGGGCTGATTATCCTCGGAATCGCCCTGGCTATCGCAGGCGTGATTTTGGTGTTCAAGAACTGGGACAAAATCATGGCAGTGTTCCAGAAGGCGTGGGACAAGTTCAAGAAAGGCATTCAGTGGCTGAGGGACAAATGGAAGGGAATATGGGACAAGGTCAAAAATGCCTTCCAGACGGTTGTCGATAAAGTCAAATCATTGTTTGATAGTAAATTGGGCTGGCTCCTGCCGGGTGGGGCGCTGCTGAAGGCGTTGTTTTTCTTGCGAGATAACTGGAAGACAATCTGGAACGGCATGAAGAACGTCGTTAAGGCGATTGCCAATCCGATTATCGGCGTCATCAATGCCGTAATCGGCGGCATCAACACCCTATTTGCTGCCCTCCGCAAAATCTCGGTGGGCTGGAAAGAGAAGAAGCTGCTGGGGAAGGTTGTCTTCCCAGGGTGGAAGCTCTCGCCGTTTAAAGGACTGCCAGACATCCCGAAGATTCCGGCAATGGCCGAGGGCGGAATTGTTACCAGCCCCACCCTGGCGATGGTGGGAGAGCGTGGCCCCGAAGCCGTCATCCCGCTCGGTAGGGGCGGAGCTGGCCTGGGAGTGACGGTCAACATTAACTTCCCCACGCGAGGGACAGTGCTGCTAGGCGACGACATGGCAGCGCGGAAGCTGGCCCAGGCGCTGACGCCTCTAATTAGACAGGCTCTCCGGGGCCAGCCGGGATTCGCGTAATGGCAAAGCCCAAGTACCGTGTAAGAGTCGATTGGAATCATGGCGGGCTGGGAGACCAGGACACCGCTATGGATTTCTCAACGGCGATTGACGACATTACCAGCGACGTAAGGGTTATGGGGTATGACCATGTCCGTGACCTGTCCAGCGAGTTGATAGAGTCGGGGATTCTGTCCCTTGAACTCAATAATACTGACCACAAATACAGCCCGACCAACATCACCGGAGGTTCGGCCAGCCCCCTGATTGCTAGTGGGGCGACCCTTGTACTCCCAGGCAAGCCCATCTGGGTGCAGATGTTCTACCCCTACGATGCCTTCACCGGCTCCCAGGCTAACCTCGACACCCACACCCCTGATGAGGATTCCGCGTGGGCATGGGTCGATAGCACGTATGAGTTCGAGCTAGACGGCTCTGGAAATGCTCGCATCGCGAATTCCACCAGTGACAGCCAGACGGCGGGCCCGCGGTACTCCTACATGGAGTACGGTGATAAAAACGCATCCCTCCATGCTCGTATCACGACCCCTAGCGCTTATCTAGTGAGCTTCGCAAATAATCGGGCGTCATATTTCGGGTTCCTAATCCGCTGGACGGACGCTAACAACTATCAGGCCGTGGGGTTCGATGTATCCAACTCCACCCGCAGGGGCAGGGTGTCACTGTTTACATACAGCACTAACCGCACGGTCACGGGCAACGGGTCGTCTTCCACCAATAACTACACCTGCCCCGACTCCAGCCTGTACACGGTTGACCAGTACGTGATGATAGAGCATGAGCTACACCGCATCACCGCCATCCCTAACAGCACGACCATCACCTGTAACAGGGGCCAGCTTAGTACTCAGGCCACCGCTCATACAGGGACACTCGCAGCCCCCATAGTGCAGATGTCGCGCCTAACGGTACGAACGTCGTCTACGGTTGGCGCAGGCAGTGCGTTGTGGAGTGTGAGCGAGACTCACGACATTCAGGTCCATCTCCGAGACGAGTATATCGACGTGACCTTCGACGGGTCGCATTGCTCTCCTGGCGATTCTGGGGATGTGTTCTCAGTTGGGAGTAAGACCTTTGCAGTAGCCGAGGGGGTTGAGCCGGTGACCTCCCATACATTCGTCGCAGAGGCCGGGGCCAGCGTCGGCACCAAACACGGCCTCTGGCGTCAAGACCGGGCTAAACGTGGCTCAGACTATGGGGATACTCCGGCAGAGTCGTCCCTTGATGCAGTCGAGTTGTACGAAGAGTTCGGGGGATACCGCAGCTTGTTTTTCGGGTATCTGTCGTCCATCACGCCAGACCCTGACCCCCAGAACCAATACTGCTACATTGAAGCCTACGACGAGTTCGAGACGGCCAAACGCGCCCATATCCGGTATTCGGTGGTGTCGGGAGATGCCTGGGGTGTGCGGCGGAAGGAGCTTCACACTCCCCTGCTGGAGTTAATGGGCCACGCAAAGCAGTTTGTGTATGGCTGGACAGCCTTCACGAACTACCGGGCGCACAATCTCATCATGGAGCCATTCACGGCTGTCGCTGGGCCAGCGGCAGACATCGAAGTGGACGGACAGCCCGCCAACAAAAAAATCGACGACAATCTTTTGAACGTCTTATGGCAGGCACAGGTGGAGGAAGACGGATTCATCTATATGGACGGGGAGGGCTTCCTGCGGCTGGAGAGCCGAGTTCATCGCACTGGTGCCGGAACCGGCCATACACCCAATACGTGGCCCATCATAACCCCGTCAGGCCAGGCTCACTCGGCCACGCATGACTCTCTGACAAGTCATACGCATGTCTTATATGGGCGGGACGCGGCGGCCACATATAAAAACACCTACGACGGCACGAATCCTGCGTATTCCTTCCTGAGCTACGAGGACGGCCACCAGAATATCGAGAACCGGCTGACGATGGTCGTGCAGGGTGCTGTTATAGCTGTAGTATATGCCACAAAGATTTGGAATTCCTCCCAGGCTGACGGCGATGAGAGGATTGAAGTAGGGGCAGGGGCGACAATCACCATTATCTGTGACCTTGGCTCCTCGTATACCACCGCCTCAGCGGTGCAAACTCCCTCAGTTACGAATACCTACCTGGCGGCTTATCCTGCCAGAGACGCCAGCGGGACGGCTGCGACCAATAGCGAGATAGTTGCCACAGCGGTGAGGGCGTTGGGCGACCCGAATTATTCCGCGTTCAAGTTCACCCTTGCCAACACGACTGGCAGCACGCTATACGTGACGAAGTTCGACTTGTACACCCCGACTAGCTCCCCCGGCGGCAGTCACGTTGGAGCCTACAAGCTCGGGGAGAAGGTCGCTGTGGAGTCCCTGGACGCTACCAGCATCACGGCCTATGGGGAGCGTCGGAAGGAGTTGAAGAGTCTATTCCTAACCAACTCCGAGACGGCCCAGCTTGCATTGGCTAATCGCCTTGCGCGGAAGAAGGACCCAAAGACCGTCATGACTCTCACGCTCCTGGGGGGCGATAAGGCGACGCTCCACCATATGATTACCCGTCGTCTGTCAGACCGGGTGAAGGTTACGAATTCCGACCTCAATATGACCGATAAGGAGATGTACGTCGAGGGGGAGACCTGGGACATCTCCGAGGGTGGCACTGTGATAGAGCAACAACTACTCCTTCGGGCTGTCTAATGGAGAAGGAGAGGTACGAGCAGTTGCGGGAGATACTTGCCCTACGGGTACTGCCGGAACTCAAGGAGATTCGACGGCGACAGGTCGTACTCCAGGCCACTGTCTGGATAGGTATGGCCTGCCTATTGAGCGGGATGGTGGTAATATTGGGGCTGATAGGGATGTTGGGTGTCAGATAAATTAGCAAAGGAGGTGTCAAGCGGGAGCCGCAAGAACGGCAAAGAATCAGTTACGTTGTCAGGACGCGAACTGATTCAACTAGTTGTTTTCACGCCCGTGGTTTTCACCTGGTTGTTCCTGGCTGCGCGTATAATATGGTCAGCGAGTAGCAACCCAGAGACCCTGGACAACATCGAGGGGCTGTTGACTGCCCTGGCCGTCATAACTATCCCTGTGAGCCACGGCTTGTCTAAGATATTTGAGGGTGATAAAAGTGACAAATGAAGAAAATTAAGCTCGTAGTCAAAGAGCGTCAGATTAGTTTTCCCAGGTTGCCGTTTGTCGGCATCACGCTGCCCCTGCATCTGGCGTTCCGGCTCCCGACGCTCCAGGGGCTGTCCTTTGGCGGCAACGCCAAGGCGATGATTGCCCTCACGATGGCTGTGTCTGTGCTGGTCATCTCAGGGGCAGTGTATTTCGCCATCAAGGGCATATCCCCGGCTCCCATCTGGCCGCAGAGCGCCAGCTATGACGCAGCGGTGGCCCAGGGTCTAGGCCAGGAACAGATAGGCGTCGGCATGGAGATACCAGACGATGTCCAGACGGGCACGATGACGCTGGAACTCATAATTTCCTCGGCCAGGATTTCGTCCATTGAGTTCAGTGATATGTCTATCGGCAAGGCGTCCGGCCTGACGGACGCCATCAACATCAGTTCGAGCGCCGGGAACATCCTATGCGAGACGCTACTACTGGAGGACGTTGAGGCCACCGATTTCACCCTCGCAACCTCCACGGCCTATGCTCTGACAGTCTCGACGACAACGGCAGACGGCCTCAGCATCAACCCCACTCTATCGAGTGACCCTATCCAGTATGCGTTCGGTAGCACCCGTGGCGCATTGAGTGTTCCGGCTGTTAGCGGTGGCACGTTTGACAGGATATTGATTTCATCAGCCGCAACGTCTACCGTCGGCCTTATATCGTTCAAAAGGGTCAAGGCTTACGGTGCAGGGATTACCATCAGCGGCATCCAGTGCGGGGAGATTATCATCAGAGGGACGGCTGTCGGGGAGAGCATCTATGGGGACGGGACGGGCATTGATAGCGCCAGCTTTAAGATTGGCGGTAGCGGTGTCGGGACGGTTAAAGTCCAGTCCAGTTCGCTCATCGGTAACGTGGAACGTCCTGTGAGCGTCAAGTGAAGGCTAACCACATAGCCTTCAGAATGGAGCGGGTTGCACTGAGCCAGTGGTTCTGGCGTGGGGTGGCCTCTACAGCTATCCTCGCCGTCTGTGTGGCTGTTGCCAAGCGGTATGTAGACGGGAAGTATGACAGCGGGGAGTGGCCTTGATGGAACACTTGAAGGACTTCATTGGGAAAATTCGGCCCCAGGTGTTTCTCAGCTTGTGCATATTGGGCGTGATTGCCTACATTGGCGTTCAGGCAGACCTGACTGAAGTCACGGTTGGCTGTTTGGCCGGGATAATCGCCCTTGCCAAAGACGTAATGCAGGCCGATGCTTAACCGCGTTGCCCAGGTGGCGACCATAGGCATCTGCCTGGGCGTCTGGGCGACGTTTTGGCTGGTGCTGCGTGGTTAACCTGCTGGCCTGGGTTCGCTCCCGGCTCTCGCCCACGGTGGCCGGGGTCTGGTGTGTCCACTGCCGTGGCCGCCGTACTGTCCGGCAGGTCGAGATTGTCCCAGGCCGTACCGGCAATCGCATGGTGGGGGAGTGCCATGAGTGCGGCGGCAAAACGTCGAAGTTCGTCGTCTCCGCATAGCGACGGCCGAAACCCCAGGCCGGTGGAGATGCCCCCGGCCTCGTGGGGCCTCTGCCGCATCCATCGTTGCTGGGTGGTCGGCGACCTCGGAGATGGCCTATGTGTAGAGCATTGGGATAAGGGCGTGGGCAGACGTGACAGGGATGGGGCGGAAGCAGTAGAATAAACCAGTCCTCCTTCTTCCTGGGCCGTCGGCGGATTCTCCTTTTCCACTGACGGCCCTCTCTATGCTCCACCATGCTCCACCATTTGTCATATTGAGACACGCCTTTTGTGGCATTGCCACACCTTTTTTCGTATCTGTGTCTCCTAAATTCCCCCCAAATACCCCCTAAACTCGCCCCCTCCTTCCCAAGGCATCCACGCTCCCGCAAGGCGCTCAAACAAGGCGACCCTCGAGCATCTTGTGAGTTCCAGGGAGCCGTCGACGGCCTGCCGGAACCTGTACTGAGATGAGTATAAAACCACTTGACACATGTATGGTACTTTAGTACCATGTCCCTATCAGGGTTGTGACCTACCACAGACGAGAAGGAGACGAGGATGAAGTGGAACTACAAGAAGGTTAATGAGCATCAGAAATTCCTTCCAGACAACTTTGGCCCTATCGCATACATGCTCTGTGAGCAGCTGGTAGGCCAGTCAGATGATGACGTCAAGGTCTGTGAAGAGGTTGCTGCTATTGAAGTTGATGCTCCAAGTGGCAAGAGTTCAATGTACTGCAAGACCCATGCTAATGAGAGACTCCTTGGACTGCCACCAATGTTCTCTCAGGCCACTTCTTAGTTGGCACTCACTAGAGCCACCAACTCACAAGGTTGATGGCTCTGTTGGTCTGTCAACAGACCTTAATAGGGTGATGACCTACCATCAAGAGAGAAGGAGAAGAGGATGAAGGCAAGGTTTGAAGTAAGTACAGAAGGGATGAAGGGATTGCATGATGGAAGGCCTCTCTGGTCTTTGGTAAAGGAGTTGGTTGCCAATGCATGGGATGAGGAGACCACCATATGCAAGGTGACCATCAAGGGTGAGGAAGACGTTTATGCTGATGGAGTGGTCAAGAGCATCATCAAGGTGGCTGTTGAGGATGATGGTGCTGGCTTCAAGGACATTGCTGATGCCTTCACCTTGATGGCTCCCACATCCAAGAGGCAAGAGGTAGGGGTCAGGGGAAGATTCAACATAGGAGAGAAGGAAATCCTCTCAGTGGCTCTTGAAGGCAAGGTTGAGACTGTTGGCACTACCATTGATTTTCCAAGAGAGGGTGGCAGAGTGGTCACCAAGAACAAGAGGAAGAAGGGGACCATAGTCTCAGCCATTGTTGAGAGGCCACTCAGTGAGGTTGGAGAGACTGAGAAGGCTCTTGGTGAGTTCCTGCCACCAAGCCATATCACCTACTCCATCAATGGCAAGGTGGTTGAGCCAAGGAAGAAGGTGGGAGTGGCTGAGGGCATTCTTCACACAGTGCTGGCAACTGGTATTGGTCAGCCTCTCAGGTACTCCTACAGGAAGACCAAGATAGACATCTATGAGCCTCACAATGGAGAAGGCCATATCTATGAGATGGGCATCACCATTCAGCCCCTTGATATGCCTTATGACGTAGATGTCCAGCAGAAGGTTCCCATGCCCCCAAACAGGGACACAGTGACAGCAAGATACCTCCAAGATGTCTATTCCCATGTCCTCTCAGTGGTGGCTGATGGCCTTGACCAGTCAGAAGCATCAGAGAGTTGGGTTCAGATGGCAGTTGAGGATGAGGACACCCCTGATGATGTGGTTGAGCAGGTCATGAAGGCCAAACTGGGAGAGAATGCAGTCCTCTGGTCAAATGATGTTCAAGCCAATGAGATGGCTCACGCCTCTGGCATGGACTTGATTAAGCCAAGGACTCTCTCAAAGGTTGAGAGGGAGAGGTTCAAGGCTGTTGGCCTACTCACTGCCAAGGATGGGTATGGGGTCATGACTGGTGACAGAGGTGAACTGAAGGTCTTGGATGGTAAGAACATCACTCTTGAGATGCACCTTGTGGGGGACTATGCTGAGTGGCTCTGTGAGCAACTCCTTGGCTTCAGATGCACAATCAGATTCATCAGGATGAAGGGACTGTCAGGAGAGCATCAGAGGCTGGCTCAGTATGGTCACAGGACTCTAGACTTCGTGGTGGACAATCTGGGGGAGGACTGGTTCAAGATGGAGAATGACTCTCCTTCATGGGAACAGACCTCTCTCATCCTCCATGAGTTGGCTCATGAGGGAGAGGTTGACCACCTCCCCCATACTGGTGATTACGTCCATAGGATTGCAGACCTTGGAGCCAGAGCCACCCACCTTGCCATCAGCAAGGGTTGGTGGACTGGCGCTAGCCCTTGCACTCTGCCACAGATAAGTAGCTAGACCAACCAAACAAGTAGAGAGGAGAGCCTATATCAGAGACTGATTTCAGTTGTGACTTACATAGTCTCAGAGACCATCTTGAGCCACCAAGATTGATTGGTGGCTCAGTTGGTTTTGGTGGCTCAAGATAGCCTCTGAGAGAGGAAGGAGAGACCTTATGGATAGGAAGGTGGTGTCTTGCCCAGTGGAAGGGGCATGGCTGGTCAACGAGGGCGCCCCTGCTTTCGGCAAGACCTTGGCTTCTGGTGTTGCTGTCTATTTCCACTGGGGGAGAGGTGGATGGTGGGAGTGTGAGAGGTGCGGGGCTTTCGTCAACAATATGAGAGCGCCCTGTGAGCATGTCAGGGCAGTCGAATCCTATGAGGTGAAAAAGGCAGACTCATGGTGAGGGATGAGTTCGTGGCGGACCTTGAACATCTCCAGACAATGATGGAGAACCCGGAGCCTCTGGACCCAGAACTGCAAGACTGTCTGGACAGAGAGGTTGAGGGGATGCTGAAGCACCATCTGGTAACTATGCCTTATTTCAGCACAGTCCACGCATCCATCGCCAATGAGCAACTCAGAGCCAAGAAGGAGATGCTGGCGAAGGCGGATGCGGAGAGGGATTGGTCACAGGCCATCATGCTACATGAGCGCCATGCGAGGCTCCTGGCCTTCGTTGAGAGGGCTATCAACATGGAACCCAAAGATTACTGGCATCTGTTGGGGAGTGTCTGGATTGACGCAGAGTTCCCGTCGACGGACCGGTCCCTTTGGCTCGAGTTGTTCAAGGCTCCACGTAATGAGCGTGAGCATCTGATGTCAGAAGAGGAGAGAACCGCACTTGCTGCGATGCCACAGGAACTGGTCATCTACAGAGGAACAAATGGCTCATATGCGAGTCTTCAGGGGATGAGCTGGACCCTGTCGAGGAAGACTGCCGAGTGGTTCATGCGGAGATATAGCCGCCAATACCGCGACGGGCTAGTTGCAGAATGTGAGACTTGCGGGTGGCTGCAAGCACACCCTGAGCCACCTACAGCGGGGCTAAATGAGACTATGATGGACCGCCATCAGAGGCGCACTCACCTGAATGTTCCACTCATCGGGATGGGTAAGTGTGCGAAGTCCAAGGTCCTGGCCTACTTCACCGAAAGGGGCGAGGATGAGATAGTCATCGACCCCAAGGATATCAGGGACATCAGGGAGACTCGGTTGTGAGCCAAGGAGTAGACAGCCATGTGGGTACACGTCCCGAAGAGTATACATCCATCTCCCTCTGTAGCGGATATGGGGGCATTGAAATTGCCCTCCGACAAGCTATCAGAACTCGAACGCTTTGCTATGTGGAAATCGGAGTCGAGGTCTGCGAAATCCTGGTCAACCTTATGGAACAAGAACTCATCGATGAGGCGCCTATCTGGACTGACCTCACCAACTTCCCTGTTGACCTCTTCCGTGACCGCGTGGACATCGTCCAGGGCGGCTTCCCTTGTCAGCCATTTTCAGTTGCAGGACTCCAGAAGGGGACAGAAGACCCCAGAAATCTCTGGCCCTCAGTCAGTAGGGTCATACGAGGCATTAGGCCATCAGTCGTCTTTCTTGAAAATGTCCCTGGAATCCTCCCCTACTACTTCGAGACCATCCGGCCCGAACTGGTCCAGATGGGTTATGTGGTTACGGAGGGTCTATTCTCAGCGGGAGTCGATGGCGGCGCTCCGCAGAGACGCCAGAGGCTCTTCATCCTGGCCTACTCCGAGGGGACGAGACTACAAAGGCGAGGGATACCACGACACCTTACCGACTACCTCGATGAACTGGCCCTCTTCTCAGACAATGGACACCTTGGCTCCCCGATCGGAAGAGGCCAACCAGGAGAGGTTCACGACGGGGGCGAGGAGGGGGAGAACGGCGCCGGACAACCTGAGAGAGTTCGTTCAGCCAGAGATGCATCCCAGCAAGTGGCCCACACCGAGGGCAGGGATGTCGGTAAGCCCATCATCCAAGGAAGCGATGGAAGAGAAGCCGGGGTTCCTTCGGCTGGAGAGGGAGACGGATGCTTTTGCAGAGAGGATGGAGAAAGCACAGGGTTGGCCGACACCGAATGCGGGGCCACAGAACGATGCGGATACGAAATGGAAGGAACGCCGCCAGCGAATCAAGGAACGGGGCATCAACGGCAACGGATTCGGCCTGACACTGGGGATGGCGGCGACGAACTGGCCCACGCCTTCATCAGCAATGACAGCCGGATATTCAGAGAAGGAGAACTGTGTGAGTCACACGAAGGCGGGTCACGTTGGGAACGAAATGCTCAGACAGGCAGTAGACAACCTACCGAACTCCCACTCTTCCCGCCTGGACCCAATGACGCAAGAGGATGGGAGTGGGTCCTCTCAAGATGGCCCCAGCTCAGTCCAACCTACTGCAAGGAAGGACACGACGTGCAGCCCGACCTGTCGGCGGCTCCGAGTCGAGTTTGCGGAATGGCTGATGGGTCTATGTCCGGGGTGGACAAACGCCTCAGAGCCGTTGGGAATGGCGTCGTACCAATCACATGCGCTCTCGCTTTCCATACGCTTGGCAGAGGAAGGATTTTTTGATGACACTCCAATGGCCTGAAGAAGTGGTCCTCTGGAAGGGACACAGGGAGGGGCAAGCACAGAAGAAGAGCCGTCGGAAGAAGCAGAGAGGCAAGCGCAACGGCCAGCAGGTCAGGCTGGAGAGAAGTGCTGCTGCCGACTATGCGGCGATGGTCGACTATATGAAGGTAATCAGACAGAAGGGAGGTGATGCCTGATGCCGTTCGGTAAATGGGGGACGGTTCAAGAAGCAGCTGACCATTTCCACTTGAGCCGCCAACGGATACATGAGCTCAGGAAGAAGGGAGTCCTCGGTGAGTGCGTCCGAATGGATTTCCCTGGCGGTGCAGCATGGATGATTCCGTACCCATTCGATAGGGAGGAACTACCTGTCGGGAGACCTAAAAAGAAGGAGCGAGGACCATGCGAATCAAGACACTAGAAGAGGCAGTTGATTTTACCTTCGACGAACTCGTCGAAGAGCTGGAGTCGGTGCGGCTGAAGTTGAAGCACCTGGATGAGGCCCGGTGGATGCTGGAGCGCCGGGTCATCGAGCTGATGGAGGAGAGAGGGGCGACCGTAGCAGATACTGAGGGCTATATGGTCAAGGTGACCACCTCGGTCTCATATGACTACACCATCCTGGCGAGGCTTCGGGAGATAACAGACCCGGAACTCCTCAAGGACTGTTATGAACCGGCAGGGGAGAAGCTGGTGAAGACTCCTGAGAAGTGGAACATGACGAAGGCCAAGAAGCTCCAGGCATTAGGAAATGAGTTTAGAGATATTGTCGATGATGCAAGGATTTCAGGGAGGCCGCGGCTGAGCATAGAGAATAAGGGCGAGCGACGCCACTCAGACCTTGACACGATTGACCACGACCATGACAGGGGCCTGAGAGGCCTCACAGACTCGTTTGAAAGGAGGAGGTGATGGTTACGGTCATGCTAGTGGCAGAGGATACTGGAGAGGAGACGCCTTGTGGTGAGGTTGGGCCAGATGATGCCTGGTGGTCTGTGCCGCTCCCGCTATGCCCGTCCTGTCAGGGCATAGTGGTGTGGGCAGAGGCGGGTCAGGTGCCAGGAACCAGGAGATGCGCTGAGTGTAAGCGGTTCTACCGGCTGCGGACGAGAATGTCATAGATTAGCAAACAGGGAGGACTCAGATGATTCAGATTGTACCAGGGGAGAACGTGCAGACCCAAGTTCAGGTGCTGAAGGTCAATTCGAATAGCTATGGCGTGTCACTCGACCTAGATATACCGGCGATGGGTAAGAAGGAGTTCAAATTCGTCGATTGGCGGCAGAAGGGGCCTGCGCCGGAGACCGGGGCGAGACTGCTGGCGACGCTACGCCACAAGAGGCGCTCTGATTACTGGATGAAGCAGGGGTCGTTCTCGGACAACGAGAGCGCCGAGGTCACGGGGGAAGAGAAGCCCTGGCAGCTCGACTGGGAGTGCCTGGAGGTCGAGCCTCTGACGGCCTCGACTCCAACCGTCGACGGCTCGAGGAACGGGGCCACTGTCTTCGTCGACGGGAACATGCGTTACCGCATCGACCAGGAGACCATCAACGACCGAGAAGCCATCAGGATGGTCTTGACTCACGGCGCCGCGGAAGGTGGGAACATCTACAAGGACATGGCGGTGGTCCTGGTCGAAGCTGAGCCTGTCGCCAGTTGGTTGAACAACAGACTCGCAGTCCGTCTCGGTGGGGGCATGGTGGCTGATGCCCAGTACCTGGGTGCGGTAGTCACTAAGGTCGAGGTAGAGAAGGGGATAGGAAGCCCTGAAAAGAATGCCGAAAAGGCCGAAAAGAGTCACGAACTACGCACCGAAGGCAACCCTGACATACCTGACATACCAGAGCCTCACAGCAGCCAGATTCGGGGACTCAAGAACAGAGCTGGCCTTGGGGAATGGGTTGGGAGTATGGGGTGGGCCAGAGACGAGGTCCTGGTTCTTCTCAAGAAGGCTGGCTACGACGACTCGAAGGCTTATCTCGCCAAGAAGGGCAACACAGTGCAGGGCCTCGCTGAGTTCCTGATGTACGAACTCGGCGGCTTGAAGGAAGAACCCCAATGGTAGGAAGCAGAACGGGCGACCTTCATTGCTCTGAGTCCTACTGTAACCTGCACGACTACCTTATCAACACGAGGGGTATCTGTCTCAGGAGAGACGCACTTGAACGCTCAGAAGTCATGGGGAGAAGGCTCGGGGCCTTCTCCCTTACCGACAGAGCCGGAGGTGGCTCTCAAAGAGACGACCCTGACCTCGAGGAGCATATCAAGACGATTGTGAGGCAAGAGATTCGGCAGGCTATCAGTGAGCGGTACCCGCCTTCAGCGCCGAAGACCCGTCAGAGGAAGGGGGGGACGCCGCTATGACGAACACCTCGACACTTTCAGTGCCTACCCTGTCCATGAAGGGGATGACCTACTTCGTGAGATGGGAAGAAGGCACAGAGATGAAATTCTCTAGGCTCTACGAACATCGGGATAAAAACGTGGACGCTTTCGTGACGATTCTAGACTATAACGAATTGGCCGGGGCGTTGCTGTTAGGGCCTTTCAGGACATCCATATCGAAGACCTGGCGCTCTGTTATCTCAGAGCTGAACGATATATCAGAGAGGGGGGACTGGAGACAGAGGCTGACCCAGGCGTCCGCACTGGTCCAAGACGCCTATGCCGCGGGACAGCCAGCAGTTCCGCTCGGACTCATAGAACCGCCGCCGCCAGCCAGGGAACTCATCCAGAATGTCCTATGGGAAGGAACTCCCGTAATCATATTCGGCCCTCCCGGCATAGGTAAGTCTCTGTTCGGGCTGAACCTCATAACAGCGACCCATCTGGGCAGGCCCTTCACCAACCTGGCGGCAGCGCAAAAAAACTCAATGTGGCTCGACTGGGAGACCAACCAGAGCCTCGCCCACTGGCGCAACAAGGAGATACTGGACTCCCTCGGCGTGAATTCGGGGGAGTGGCCCGACCCGGACAGGCCGCGGTTACAGAGGTCAGGGCTGGTCTATTACAAGCAGATGGTGGGGCCTCTTGCTGACAGCATAGAGAGCCTGTCGGAAGAAATAGCAGCTTTTAACGTGGGGGTCGTTCTGGTAGATAGCGCCAACCCTGCCTGCGGCGGGGAGGCTGAGTCAGGGCAGGCCACAGAGACCTTCTATGCCGCTCTCAGGGCCTTGAAGGCTGATGAAGACCCTCTCTCGGTGATAATCATCGCCCACATGACCAAGGCGTCACAGGACGCCGGGAAGACGAATTACTCGACGCCCTTCGGGTCCGTCTTCTGGACTGCGAGGGCACGAGATACCTATGAGCTGAAGGCGTCCAAGAAGAAGAATTCAAACTATGCCGACCTGATGCTCCATCACCGCAAGACTAACATGGGGCCGGAGAGAGACCCACTGGCATTCCGTATGTCATGGGGACCTGCCAACATAGAGACCCTGGATGTCAGGGCAAATGCGGAACTGGTGGCGGGACTGCCCTACGGGGACAGGGTCCACATACTCATCGAGGAGCATGGCCCGCTCGGAACCGAGGAGCTTGCAGACCTGATGGACCTCAACAAGAGGACGCTGGCATCGACACTGTCAAGGGACGACCGCTTCTCAGCGGTCAACGGCAAGTGGGAACCCTCAGAGGGAGACTGGTGAACGAATGAAGAGGGAGCCACTCTATACAGAGACGGGACGTGTCGGCGCCGTCCTGGAGGACACGACTGTCACCAAGTGGAGACCGACTGAGGCCCAGCACATGCTGAAGCATCCCGCAGCCCTCAAGGGGTGGGCCTTCGATAAGGTAATCATCGAGCAAGCTGTCAGTCTGGGAGCCACTGATATCCATATCTGGGCAAGGGATACCGACAACCACTATAGAATCAGTATGGAAGACTTCATGGGGAAGAAGATATTGCTCGACCGGCGACACGGTAAGCAGTATCTCCTCCCTCTGAGGTACTGGAACCCGCAGGAGGTCGACCCGGAGCCACCCCAGGCGAGGCTGTTTTGAGCTTATGAGACTATACGGGAACGGAGGAAATAATGGTCAGAAACTACGCGGCGACGAAAAAACAAAAGGAGCAGATTTTACTCTGCGAGATTAGGCTGTTGCACTACATCGAATGCGGGTGCATTCCTGCCTTGAAAATGGCAGAGCTGCGGGCCGTCCTAACGGAGCGCCAGCTCCAGGTGATAACGCTCAGATGGGGCCTAGATGATGGCACGCCAAAGACTCTGACACGAGCAGGGGAAGCGTTAGGAGTCACCCGGGAACGCATACGCCAGATTGAAGCGATGGCCATCCGTGCCCTAAGCGCTTCGGAGTTTTTTAGGAAACAGAAAGACACTGATGGGGTCTACCTCTAAAGCCATCTGGTTAACAGTTAACGCCCTCCCAGTTAACAGTTGACAGCTATAGGGAACTATAAGACTTAGTAGCCTCTACTACCCAGCCCCTTTAGGGGGCTGGTAGTAGAAGAGAGGAGTAGTAGAAGAGGTGTTGACATTGCAGTCAGTGACGATTGAGGTAATGCCGGATGCTCGACTCAGCAAGAATCGGCTGAGGTCCACGCACTGGCAGACCCTGAGTAAGCTGTCGAAGAAGGCGAGAGAGGATGGGTTCATCTTGTCCCTGGCAGAGAAGCCTGATGGTTGGGAGACTCCAGCAAGAGCGACTGTAGAGGTCACCCAATACCATGCTCGTACCCCATTAGACTATGAGGGCTTGGCGTGTCAGGCAGCGGCCTATCTTGACGGCATGGTCGATGCTGGAATTCTCCAAGATGACTCACCTGACGTGGTGGTAAGGTATGCTATGAGCCATGAGAAGGTCGGCACGGTAGCGGAGAACCGGGTGACCATCAAGGTGACCCGGGTCGATGAGCATAAAGGATATGAGCATGGGAACTAAGAAGCAGCCGACCAGGTCATATCCACTGAAGGCAATGAGAATTGCGGCAGAGACTCGGCGGTATGAGATGCTCGAGTTGGTCAAGGCTGGCTATACCGAGCGGCAGATTGCAGAGAGGATGGGGGTCGCCCGGTCTCTGGTTCATGTCGATATCAAGAGGGTCCTGGGGGAACTGGCGAGGCTTTCAACCCACACCGCGGACAATGTGCGCTCAGTCCAGATGGAGAGGTACACAGCTCTCCTGGCTAAGTGGTGGCCTCTTGCACTCGAGGGGGATGAGGCTGCGACCGTGATGGCTCTGAAGATTATGTCAAGGATTGATGCGGTCAACGGCATCATCCCAGACAGGCCACTGATAGACATGTCGGTAACTCAGACTATCCAGGTCGGTGAAGGCATGGGGCTGATGGAGCTAGCGAGGCATATAGCGAATGGCAACGGCTACAACGGAACTGGTGGAATTAGCCCAGAGGATAGCGGCCAGCCCCACGCTCTTCCTAACGGACGCGCTGGGGGCGAGACCGTACCCGAAGCAGACTGAGATAGCCGAGGCCGTCGGGTCATCCCGGCGTGTCTCTGTCGTAGGCTGTAACGGCTCAGGTAAGGACTGGCTGGCCGCTCGTATGGCCCTCTGGTGGGTCACGGCGCACTACCCAGCCAAGGTGGTCATCACCGGGCCGACCTACCGACAGGTCGATGATGTGATATTCAACGAGCTACGGGCTGCGTACCGCTCTGCCCCGGCCATCCTGGGCGGGCGGCTCTTCGAGGCTCCGAGGTGGGAGCTAGACGAGACCACGTTCATCGTGGGCTTCTCGACTGACCGACCCTGGAACCTTCAGGGCTTCCACTCGCCGAGCCTTATGGTCATCGTCACCGAGGCTCACGCTATGGACGAGGACAGCATCAACGCGCTGTACCGGCTCAACCCTGACACCCTGCTGATGGTGGGCAACCCGTTCGCCACCACTGGCCCGTTCTACGCATCGCACCACCAGAACCGGGAGAACTGGACGACCTTCAGCATCAGTGCCTTCGATACCCCGAACCTCATAGAGGGGCGCACAGTGGTCAGGGGCATGGTGACGGCAGAGGACGTGGCAGACCGGGCAGCGGAGTGGGGGGTGGACTCTCCCATGTACATCGGCGCGGTGCTGGGTGAGTTCCCAGAGGAGCTTGACGACGCCCTGCTGCCGCTCTGGTTGGCACGGGAGTCGATGGAGCGAGAGGTTGAGGCAGAGGGCGAGGTGGTGATAGGCTGCGACGTGGCCCGGTTCGGCAAGGATAAGACCGTGGTGGCGAGGCGTCAGGGCAACATGGCCGAAGTGGTCTATCGGGTGCAGGGTAAAGACCTGATGGCTATCGCTGGGTGGCTGGGTCGGTACTGCGAGGACAACAAGGTGGACACCCTGGTGGTGGACGACACTGGTCTCGGTGGAGGAGTTACCGACAGGCTCCGAGAGGTGGGGCTGAACGGCACGAAGCTCGTGGCCTTCAAGGGTGGCGAGAAGGCGCGGCAGGAGAAGCGGTTCGCGAACAGGGTGACCGAGTCCTGGTGGATGGTCAGGGAGTGGGTGATAGCGGGTGGCAAGCTGCCGAACGACCCGGCCCTGGTTGGACAGCTAACCTCTCGTCGTTATAGCATCCAGTCGGACAAACGGCTGATGCTGGAATCTAAGGACAAGATGTCTAAGTCTCCCGACGAAGCCGACGCCCTAGCTATGACGTTCGGTGGTCGGAGAGGGGAGCTAAAGGTATGGGTGTGAGAACTAACCTTTCAGGCGCTTGGGGTGCCCTTCGGGGCCGGGAGCGGGCCAACCCTGTCGGCGGTCAGCTATTCGATAAGCTCTCGAAGTCGTGGGGCATCGGGGACGCCTGGGCGAAGCCCTCATATGGCAACTATTACGCGCAGTCTGTCAGTGTGTACGCGGCCATCAAGCTCAGGCAGGAAGCCATTGCCAGGGTGCCGCTGTTCGTCTACCGGGAGACCGAGGACGGGCTTGAGAAGGTCGAGCCTGACCACCCTCTCCAGGCCGTGCTTGACCGGGTCAACCGGTGGTGGACTCGTGGCGACCTCTGGCGGGCTACCGAGACCTATCTGTCGCTCTGGGGTACAGCCTATTGGTCGATAGTTCGAGAGGGTAGCGTTATCACAGAGATATGGCCCTTGCGTCCTGACAAGATGAAGATATTACCTGACGCCCAGGACTACATCAAGGGGTTCGTCTACGGCACCGGCAACGACAGGCGGGCGTTTGCCCCCGACGAGATTATCTGGTTCCGATATTTCAATCCCTTGGACGAGCTATCCGGCCTGTCGCCTATCGCTCCGGTGGCCCTGTCGGTAGACATGGGCGTCGATGCCCTACAGACCAACCGCTCGGCCCTCGCCAACGACGCGACACCGGGCATGATTATCAGCGTGAGCGACAGTCCCACAGATGAGGAGGTGATGGTCGCTACGCTGGCCCGAAGGCCGCACGACGCCCTGCCATACTGAGCGAGGGCATGACAGCCAGCAACCTTGGCTTCTCCCCCAAGGACATGATGGCCTTGGAGTCTATGCGCTGGAGTAACGAAGATGTGGCGCGGGTGTTCAACGTGCCGACCCCCATGCTCCACGATTTATCCAGGGCCACCTACGCCAACATCATGACGGCCCGGAAGAGCTTTTGGGAAGATTGTATTGGCCCCCAGTTGGCGTTCTATGAGGAAGAGCTAACCGAACTGTTATTGCCGTTGTATGGCGAGGAGGGGCTGGTGGTGCGCTTCGACACCTCTGGCGTCCAGGCACTACAAGAGGACGAGGACGCTAAGGCTACTCGTCGGGACACGTACATTAAGTCGGGCGTTCTGACCGTCAATGAGGTCAGAGGCGAGATGGGTCTGGAGCCTACTGACAACGTAATCAGTTACCCGACCCTTGCTGCTATCGGTGCCGGTGTCCTGACCATCAACGAGGTCCGTAGCGGCCTGGGCATGGAGCCTGTGGAGTGGGGTGATAAGCCGCCCGCTCCGTCTGGGCCACCAGCGATGGCGATGTCAGAGGAGGTGGCGAGTACTCGCAGCCCTTTAGCACCGAGGGTGGTGGAGACCTCCGACAGCGAGGAAACCCTACCGCTCCCTTTAGCAGCAGAGGACTGGGAAGCCTATGGACGGGCGATAGACACCGAGCAAAGACGGAAGGGCAAGAGGCTCGAAGCCGAGTTCCGTAAGGACTTGTCTTCGGCCATACGGGAGTTCGAGAAGCAGGAGAGTCCAGAGAGAGCGCCGGGGACTAATGGCGCTGTGGCAGCGGTGGCTGTGAGGGCCGCACCGGTACTGGAGAGCGTTACTTGGCATCCGCAGTTCACGGAGTTAATTAAGACCGCTTTGACAAAGGGAGTCCTGGGCGGTGCCGAGACCATGCGGGACAAGTTTAAGCTAGGCACGAGCTTTGATATAACTGCGCCCCACGTCACCAAGTGGATAGAGACCCGTTCAAAATGGTGGGCCAAGACCGTCGGAGACGGCACAGAGAAGAAGGTTCTCCAGATAGTGTCGGACGGGAGAAGGGACGGCGTGGGGCCGTTCGAGATTGCCAAGAACCTGAGAGGATACCGGGAGTTCGCCACGACGGCACGGTCTGAGCGGGTAGCTCGGACGGAGATGACCGTGGCCCAGAACCAGGGCAACCTCCAGCAATTCCGACAGGCGGGCGTTGAGGGGAAGCGGTGGTGGTCGGCAGAGGATGAGAGGACGAGAGAGACACACCTGGACGCACACGGCCAAGTGCGGGCGCTCTCAGAGCTATTCCAGGTTGGCCTTGACGCGATGGACGGGCCAGGGCAAGGCTCAGACCCGGCAGAGAATATCAACTGCCGGTGCGTAGTCATCCCGCCACCGAGAGGCTACAGGCCAGGGGACATCCCCAAAGAGCAAGCAGGGAAGATTCCCTCGGCAGAGAAGGGGGTCATCCACCTCACAGACAAGGGGGACATCGACATCGCCAAGTTTGAACCGGCGGTCAAGCGGGCGTCAGGAATAAGGAACGCACCCGTCGAGGTTGCCCAGAACGCCACCACCCAGACCATCCAGAGCTTGCGCCCAAACGTCGCCAGGAAGCTCATTAAGATGTTGGGCCAAGCCAAGAGGCGAACCACCGTGGTCAAAGAGAATAGTCGCCACCTGAAGATGGACAGCGGCGACATTGCTGCGGGTGTATATAAGCATCGCCAAGATGCGGTCTGGGTTAGCGATTACCATTCATTCTACGCAACCCACCACGAACTCGGCCACCAGCTTACGGCTAGAGCAGGACGCCTGAATGAAGTCCTTGGCCGGAAGGTAGCATCAGAGTTTGCGGCAGAGGTTCAGGCTAGGTGGGAGGTGATAAAGAGACTGCCGTATGGGGGGACGGTCACTGAATATTCAAGAGATAGCATTCGGGAATACATGGCCGAGGCATTCAAGTACGCAATCATTGACCCGAAAAAACTAGGAGAGAAAGACCCAATCATGCTGAAGATAATGAGGAAGTACTTCGTCAAGGACACCCCGGCGAAGTTCGTGGAAGTCCCCAACTTCACCGGCCCCATCCGAGCATTACTGGCGAAGTTACTGAGGCGGGAGGTCTTGGCATGACCGAATATATGATTCGCAAATCAGGCGACGGCGATGACATTCTAACTATTGGCTCTCTAGAGTGGAGTCCAGCCGACTGGGGCTATATGACGAGCGACCCAGTGGTCGAGAATCTGTTGAGTGTCGTCAAGGAGAACAAAGAGGTGGAAGGGATGGTCTCTGTGCTTGAGGGTGATATTCAATATAGCTTTGTTCCTCGGATATTCGCCGAGGACGACGATGCCTTTGTGGGTCAGTTGGGCGACTACTTAGGAAGGGTGCATGAGCTAGTGGGAGAGCCATCGGTCTGGCTCAAGGAGGTTGCAGGTTGAGCAAAGAGCGCACCGTACCGACCCACCCCGTTTATTGTTCGTGCTGCCCAGGCAACCCCGTGGTCATGGCTGAGAAGCTGGGTGACCACCTGCTGGAGATACAGTCGAGGAAGCATGGCCGCACTCATGTCGCTGTCGTTCTTCTTGACAGGACTACAGCCGAGGAAGTAGACTCCAAGACTGACACAACTGAATAGTCCCAAGCGCGCCCTTTAGTCGCCCACGTCCCAGAGACGCCCTTTAGTCGTCCACCATTTACCGGTGGACGTTTTTTATTTATGCCATACCCGAACGAACATGCCTGTAGAATCCGAGACCCTGGCGACTTTCGGAAGGGGTCATTCAGGCGGGTGAGGCGTAAGTCAGGCGCAAGGCCGCTGGACGCCATCATGGGCCGACTGGCCGAGGACGGCGCTGCGATGGTGCTTCAGTCCTACCGCTATCCCAGCGAGGACTGGACATCGTCCCAGGCTCGGCGTCACTGCCGAGACCACGAGGGCGCACTGTTCGAGCAGTCGAAACGGACCACAGATTGTGAACCATGTCAGGAGGAGTCTATGGCCGAAGAGCTAGTCCATAGCCGTGAGGTTGTCCTTGAGCGTCGAGAATCGACGACAGAAGGGGCCTACCGCATAGCCGTGAGGTTGTCCTTGAGCGTCGAGAATCGACGACAGAAGGGGCCTACCGAGCAACCATATTCGTGAACGAGCGGGCGAGGCAGGGGCCAGACCTCGACATCGCAGGGCTACAGCTAGAGAACTATATGAGAAATCCTGTCGTCCTCTGGAGCCATGATATGAGTGGCAAGACGGAGAGCGCAGGTCTGCCCATCGGCAGGACTAACCGTATGACCAACACGGACGGCAAGATTGAGGTGGACTTCGAGTTCCTAGCCGAAGACCCCTTTGCTGACCGTGTCCGTAACGCCTGGGACAAGGGATTCCTAAAGGCTGCATCGGTCTCCTGGCTCCCTTTGGAGTCTGAGGAGAGCGAGGACGGCCACCAACGAGATGTCCGCTCAGACCTTCTTGAGTGGTCTATAGTCTCGGTTCCTAGCGACCCCGACGCTGTGAGGGCTGTCC